GCGGCGATGAGCGGGAACTACCTCAGCCAGCAGGCAGCCGGGTTCGCGCTCCAGAGTGCAGCCGGCGGCAACGCAGCCGACACCGCCGACTATGTGCAAGTACAGCTTGACGGGCTGTCGCAGCGGAGCCTGCGGGATCAGCTCGGCGCGGCGCTGACTGCAGCGCAGAACGCTGGACGCCTCGCCGTCCTTGAGGCTGCCCCCGAATCGGCGGGGCAGGCGCAGTACGTCGCGACGGAACTGCTCGACGACAACACGTGCGAGCACTGCATAGAGATCGACGGCACCGAGTTCGCGTCGCTCGACGAGGCAGAGGCGGCGTACCCGAACGGCGGCTACATCGAGTGCGAGGGCTACGACCGGTGCCGGGGCACTGTCATGGGTGTCTGGGGTGACCTGCTGTGAAGATCGCAGAGGCGACTGTCGGCATGGTTGAGCTGCCCGCGCTCGTGACTGTCGCTGACGTGGATGTAGTCGCAGCCGGCACCTGGCAGTTGAGCACGGGCGAAGCGACGTTCACGCCGGAAGACCTGTCGGCTGCCGTCGAGGCGGCGCAGTGCCCCGCAGTCGGCTCTCCCGTGATCAAGCTCGGCCACATCGATCCGAGGTTCGACGGGCAGCCGGCGATCGGGCGGGTGCGGAATATGGCGCTCGCTGCTGAGGGCAGCAAGATCAAGGGCGACCTCGCCGGCATGCCGGGGTGGCTCGGCGCGGTGCTCGACTCGGCGTACCCGAACCGCTCCATTGAGGGCGCCTGGGATTACACGTGCCAGATCGGCCATCAGCATCCGTTCGTGATCACCGGCCTCGCGCTGCTCGGCGTCTCCGCGCCCGGCGTCGGGGTGCTGTCCGAGCTCAAGGACGTAGCCGCGCTATACGGGCTGGTGGCAGCCGGAAGGGCAGACGTGATGGTCGCAGCCGGAGTCAGCGCTGAAGATGTGCGCCGCGCCTACTACGACGAGCCGGGGACGCCGCTGTCGCAGTGGGTAACTGAGATCGAGCTGGACCCGATGCAGCTCATCGTGTGCGACGAGGCGACGAGCAAGCTGTACCGGGTTCCGGTCACCGTCAAGAGCGGTGCAGTGTCGTTCGGTGACCCGGTGGAAGTCGAGATCGAATACGCCGACGTCGCCGCGTCGGTGCGGGTCCGCAAGGCGCTCGGGTCGCAGCTCGCGTGGGCGACTGCTGACGAGTCTCGCAGCGTCGTCAAGCCGAAGCCAGACCCGGAGAAGCAGCGCCCGGACCTGAAGGCCGGCACCCCCGCTGAGCGGTACGCCCGGCTGCAGGCATACTCACGCGCCGGGCAGCAGCTCGCCGCCGCCGCGTCCGACGCGGACGACGACCCCACGGAGCTGCTGGCGTCGCTCGACGCGATCTTGGATCAGGCCAGCGTGCTCGCGGAGCTGGCCCCCGATGATGACGCGAGCTTGCCGCCCGATGTGGCGCAGGCGCTCGATCTGCTCACCGGGGCTGAGGCGATCGTCGATCAGCTCATGGACCTGATGGGCGTCTACGACCCCGACGACCAGGACGCCGCCGCCGGCCGCGAGCTGAAGATCGACGCCGCCGGGAAGCACGGCGCGTACACCGGCACGCACAGCCACCAGCACGGCGCCTACGGCAGCCAGGGCGGCGACACGACGCACGAGCACTCGCACACCCACTCGGGTGACGGGGTGCACAGCCACGCCCATGCAGGAGCAGGGCGCAACAAGGGAAAGGGAGGCTCTGACGTGGCGTACACGGACGAGCAGAAGGCGCAGCTCCGCAAGCACCTGGGGCTGAGCGACGACGCGGAGCTAACCGACGAGTCGATCCTGGCCGGGATCACGAAGCTCGCAGACAGCAAGACCGAGGCGAGCGGCCCGCAGGTCAAGCTCCCTGACGGCGTGGTGATGATCGACCGCGACGAGTGGGATGCGCAGAAGCAGCGCATCGCCAAGATGGAAAAGGTCGAGGCCGGCCGCAGGGTCAAGGAACGCGACGAGGTGATCGCTGACGCGATCCGCGCCGGGAAGTTCAACGCCGCGTCCCGGGACCGCTGGGCACGGGTGTGGGACAACGACCCGGAGGGCACCCGCGCAGTCATCGCCGGCCTAGCGAAGAACGTCGTGCCGGTCGCTGACGTCGGCGCAGCCGGGGCTGACGACGAGGACATAGACGAGGAATACAGGCGGCTGTTCCCGCCCTCGTCGCGTCGCGAGCCGGCTGAGAGCTGACCGCAGATGGCTGACTACACGCCGGTCTTCGTACCGGGCGACGAGATCCCGCTGACCGCCTCGGCCATCGTCGCGGGCGGCGACCTCGTGGAAGTGTCCGGCTCGGGCACCATCGCGAAGGTCGCCACGCTGGCCAGCACGAAATACGTGGGCGTCGTCGCGCAGGACACCCCGGCGAACGGCCGGTGCACTGTGTTCGCGCGCGACATCGTGCACCTGTCGCTCGCTGACGGCGCGATCACCGCCGGCGATCAGCTCACCACCACCAACACAGCCGGCCGGCAGGTCAAGACCGTCCCGGCTGTGACCACCCCGACCGCCGCGGACGTTACGAACACGCGCGGGATCATCGGCGTCGCCATGACGAGCGTGGCGGACAACCAGCTAGTCCGCTGGATGCAGTACTGACTGGCGCCCGCGCTGAGTCAGCACAGGAAGAGAGGCAACGGTGGGCGATTACAGCCCTATCAACTCGATGGGCAAGATCCCGCATCGCAAGACAGCGAGCGCGACGATCATCGGCGGGCAGCTCGTGTCCGTCTCCGGCAACAACACGGTAGCCCCGTCCACTACGGGCGATCACAGCATCGGCGTCGCGGCCAAGGATGCGGTGAACGGCGAGCCGGTGCCTGTGTGGCCGATCGTCGGGGTCGAGCACGAGATCACCATTCAGGGCGTCCTCGCGGTCGTCGCCGGCAACGACATCATCGCCGGGACGACCGGCACCATCAAGGCCGGCACGCTCGGCACTGACGCTGCTGCAGGCACGCTCCTGGGGATCGCGACCAGGGGCGGCACAGGCGGCACAGGCCCCGGCAACGCCCGGTTCGTCGGCGGCTAACCCCCGCCCCCAGTCAGTCACACCGTCAGCCCCCATGAACCCCCGGCACCCGAACGGGCCGGCTAGGAAAGGAAGACCGTCATGCCAGGTTCGTACCCGGCCAGCCCCCCAACCCTGTCGGGTGACCTCGAGACTATCTCCCGGTTCCTGCAGTCACCGACGCAGATCAGGCGCCGGCTGCGTGACTACCGCGACTTGCGGTTCGTCGCAGACCAGATCCTGACGCAGCGGTTCAACACGTCGGGCGGGGCGGCGCTGTATGAGCTGTCCGAGCCGTTCGTCACTGACCGTCCGGTTGAGGCTGTCGCAGCCGGGTCCGAGTACCCGTTCGCGAACATGCCGACCGGCACCGCCGGTATCGCTGCGGTGTCCAAGTGGGGCCAGAAGGTCCGGGTCACTGACGACGAGATCGCCCGCAACGTGTACGCGGGGCAGACCGTTGACCGGGCGCTGCGGAAGCTCGTCAACTCGGTGATCGCCCAGGTGGACGCGACCGCCATGTCAGCAGTCGCGTCGGCGGTGACCGCAACGCAGGCAGCGTCGGCTGCATGGAACGCGGCCACGCCGAAGATCCTGCTGGACATCCTGCTGGCCAAGAAAGTCGTCTACGCGAAGAACCTGGGCTACAAGCCAGACACTCTCGTGCTCGACGACACGCACTACGCCTACGCGATGTCAGACACGGCGATCACGAACGCGCTGCGCCGCGAGACGACCGAGAACCCGGTCTATACCGGCACGATCGAGATCATCGCCGGCCTGACGATCGTCGTCTCCCCGTCCGCAGTCGTGGCGACACCGTACGTGCTCGACTCGACGCAGCTCGGCGGGATGGCCGACGAGATGGACGGCGCCCCCGGCTACGCGATGGATCAGCTCGCGGTGCAGGTCAAGTCGATCCGGCTCGACAGCAACGACGCGTGGGATCTGCAGGGCCGCCGCAAGACAGTGCCCATCGTGCAGGAGCCAGGTTCGGCCTGCCAGATCACCGGCGCCTGATCGCAGCTCGAGGGCTGCACCCGGCATCGAGTCAGCACACCACGAAAGGAGCGCGCTGTGGCGCGGGACAAGGACAAGGAGTACGTCGTCACAGGTGCG